AACGCCGTCCACCTGAACCCACGCTCCGGCAATCGTTTCTACAAGCCCGTTCTTGGCGGGGCGTTGGCATGGAAGGAGGTCTGGTTTTGAACGCGACAACCTGCCCGAACTGCGGAGGCCCCATCACCATTTACACCACACACGAGCATTATCGGGCCGTGAGCGGGGAAGTCCGCACTTACCCGAAGTATCATTATCGTTGCAAGCCGTGCTTCAACGCCACGCGCCGTGAGTGGAGCCGCCGGTTTAACGAGCAGCGAAAGAACAAGGACTATTACATTCGGGACTTGCTATGCTTGCGAAAGCAGGCACAATTCGAGGTGCGGCCACCGTCGTTCTGGCCGCAATGGCTCGTGGAACTGAAACGCAAACATCTGGAACTGCAACGGATGCTCAACTGATGCCTGCCATTGACCAATTCCTGTTCTGCTGCGCTGGCGTTGCCGTTCTCTTTACGGGACTAATTCTGTATCACTACCTGAAACAATGAGAAGTTCAATCTGGAAACTGAACCAAATCCGAACGCAACGACTGCCGGAGTCCATCGAAGGATTGTTGTCCGTTCAACGCACGGAACTGTTCGCGGTGCAAACGGCCAATGTGGATGAACAACGGCGAAGCGCCATCGCGTGGGAATCCATACTTGACCGCCGGCACCCTGGTTGGCGGAAACGGATTGGCGACCTGTCCGAGTCCAGCATGACGCCTCGTGAGCATTGTTTTATCCACAATAACCGCCGCGTGTCTCTGGACTTCTACAAGAAGCTCAATCTCGCCCTTGAAGTGCTACGCTCGAAACCAGAGTCTGTCATCGAAATCGGCGCGGGTTGGGGGCAGGTCGGGCGCATCCTGTGGCACCTTGCCAAGGTCAAATACACCGTGATTGACCTGCCGGAAACGTTGCGCTGGCCCCGCGTGTTCCTGCACGCCGAAAACGTACCGGCCACCTTCCTGACCGACGCGGATTATCAGAACGCTGGCAAAGCCGATTGCCTGCTGAACTCGTCGTCGTTTGGTGAAATGCCGCGTGACACCGCCGCCGGGTATCTCCGGTATTTCAACTCATCCCGCGTGCGCCGAACCGTCCTGCTCAATCGGTTGTTGAACACCTACGACCCGTGGCTGGAAGCGCAGCGGGAGCATGAGTGCGGCTGGTATTTCTACGCTGACCCTACCGCCGCCGTGGAACGGTGGGAACTCGAACCCGACTTCACCACCATCCCAGGCGTCGAACTGCACGGTCATCACCGCGAACTGTTCCTGATTCTGCGCGAGGGCACGCCAACGCTGGATTCGATTGACGAGATTGCTTCCCAATCATGGACGGCGCACCGTTCCAACCGCGCCAGTTCACGCACCACGCATATCCTGACGCCGGATATGCGCGTCCTGCAAACCCTGTTGGAACATGCCCGCGTTCGGCCAACCGCACGCAGCCTTGAGTTGCTGCTGCAATATCTCGAAAGCATCAGCTTGCGCCATCCGTTCGAGGAAACCAGGTTCCTGCGCGATTTACAACGGCAGCTTGTTGGCTCAACCGACACATACGAACCGTTGGTTGCCAAACTCCAACGCGCTACAAGTCTCATCATACGTTGTTTGTTTTATTTACGTTATGCCTGAACAATCCGTAAAAACCAGTGGTGATTGGCTCCGTATCCTGTGCAACGAAGCCGCCGAGTGTGCCGCCGGTAGAACCGACCCGGGCCGCGTCAAAGCTCTCTGCCAACTGACCGATGCCGTGGTCAAGATTGCCCGCCTGCAACTCGAAGCCAACTCTGACGACAGTCGCGCCCGAGGCATCCAACTGCTGACCAACGTGCCTGACGATACCGAACTTGACCGCGCCACCGCTCGCATGGAGGAAATCTCCGAGGCCATCCGCATCGTTGAGAAGGCCGTGGACGACCCCAAAACCGACGAAGCCAAGTTGCCAGCGTTGCGCGGCAAACTGAACAATTTGCGGCAGGAACAGTTGAACTTGCGCCGCATCTTAGACAAACGACAATGAGCTCCTATTCAGAAAAACATGGCTGGCTGAACACGTTGCAGACCATTATCAGCGGTTTATCGGTTGCGGGCCTGGTTTGGTTGGGCAACACCGTGATTTGTCACGGCAAAAACCTTGCCGAGCACGGCGTTCAAATCCAGAACACCAGCTACCGTTTGAGCGCGATTGAATCGCGGGGCAGCGGTGCGCTGGCTGATTATGCCGCCGTTGCCAACAAACGACTGGACAAACTTGAGGCCACGGTGCAATCCCTTCAGGATATGCGCGTGGACGTGCAAACCATTCTCGTTCATATCGAGAACATGCGGCAGGCTCAGGCCCGCATGGAAAAGGCCCTTGAACAACGACACCCATGAACGCTCTTTGCCCTACCACAATCTTTTCAGCCTGTTTGCTGTTAACGGTCTTTGCGGTTGGGCTGTTGCTCGGTATGCGCCAGTCCATGCCGGATGACCAATCTAACCCCGACTGGCAATTCGAGGATGAACTAATGGCTAAACTTAGTGACCTGCAAAATGAACTGGAAGCGGTGAACGCGCAACTCAGCAAGGCGATTGGCGAAATCAATGGAAAGATTGATGAGCTAACCGACGCGCTGGACAACGTTGACCTGCCCGAGGAAGCCGAAACCGCTCTGGCCGAACTCAAGGCCAAGGCGCAGGCTCTGGACGACATCGTTCCCGACGCCGAACCCGAGGAACCGGAAGAACCCGAGGAGGAATGACCATGCGCCTGTGCCTGACTTTGTTCGGGCTGGCCTTCATCGGCAGCGGTTGTCTCATGGTGCCCAAGACTACCATCAGCGGCACTCTTGGCGGACAACCGTTTGCCTTGTCCAGTCCCAAGGATTCGACCTTGCAAGGGCTTGACCTCTCCGCCGACCCAGCCGGAAAGATGCACCTTCGCATTGAAAAGCTCGATGTGAAGATGAACCCGGATGTGGTCAGCATGAGCGGCAAGGCGCAGGTGGACATCATTAACGCCATCTCGGATGCGGTAGCCTCCGCCGCTGGCAAAGCCGCCGGAACCGCCGCTGCCACCGCCGTCACACCCTAACATCCCCCGCACGCCATGAGCTTGATGAACATTGCCGAGCAGAAGCCCTACTTTGGCGCCAACTACGACGTAGGCTACATCGGGTTCACCGTGACCAAGGCGAGCTTTGTCTCCGCCGGCATCAGTTGGTTCACCAAATGGGATGCCCTTCCCAAGGTGCCGCGCCCGACGCATTGCTTTATTGTCACCGGCGCGGATGAAACGGTTGAGGCGTTCCCACATGGCGTTGCGCGGGGCAATCTATCATCGAAACTGGCCGACAAGGACGTTGCCGTCCTGATTCGACGCCCACGCTACTACAACACGGACATGGGCGAGCGCATCGCCCTGCACGCGGCGGAGTATGTAGGCGAGAAATACGGCTATTGGCTGGTGGCCATGCACGCCGTAGCCGGTTCCATCGTGGGCCGGCTGTTCAGCCCCCTGACCCGAGGCTGGTTCGAGCGGTTGGTCACGTCCATTGGCGACAAGAAACAACAGCAGATGTGCTCTGAACTGTGCGCCCGCGTCCTGCAAATGGAGCCGCAACTCGAATTACTCGGCATCCTGCAAGACCCGGCCCGTACTATCACGCCCATCGAATTGTTCACTGACCCTTATTGCTTCGAGCCGCCTGAATACGCGGTGAAGCTGACCGGCGAGATTCAATCGTCAAAGTCCTGACACCTTTTTGCGCCACAGCATTGAACGGCGGGGAGAAATCCGCCGAGCCTCCGGTGGGTAACAAGGCTGCTGTGGCGTTTTTAATTTATGGTTGACGAAACCGCAACCCCGATTATTCTTAGACCAAACCCGAATGAGCGAACCAGCTAAAACCGCCAAAGATGCCCTCACCAAGGCCGCCGTCGGCAAGCGCATCGAACTCACCCAGGTCAAGCTGCCCATCTTTGCCCTGTGCCGCAAGCTGCAAGACCGGAGCCACAAATACAAGCGGCCCTTCTTCTCACCGCACCAACTCAAGACCCTGCTCCAGTGCATCGCGGATGGAACCCCGCAAGACCATGCCTGCCGCGTGGCCGGTATCACCAAGGCATCGTTCTACCAGTGGCGGAAGGCCAGCGTTGAGTTTGATGAAATCATTGAGATTGCCAAGGCCAACGGCATCGCCAAACGCCTCGGTATCATTCGGGACGCTTCTTCGCGGGATTGGCGGGCGGCGGCGTGGATGCTCGAACGCTGTCACCCGGTATTCTTCGGCCCGGGCAAGCAGAGTGTCGAAGTGTCCAACAAAGGCAACCCACTTGCCAACATGGTCGCCGTTGTCCTGCCCAAGAAAACCGATTCATTAACCCATGCAAACGAAGTACGAGAGATTACAGAGAGGGCTGAAAGCCAAACGGACACCAACGGAGATTCGGCCTCAACCGGGGCCACAGACGAGCTTTCTCCAATCGAAAGCTGACATCGCCATCTTTGGCGGTGCCGCCGGCGGAGGCAAGTCCTACGCCCTGTTGCTCGAACCGTTCTATCACGTCACCAACCCCAAGTTCCGGTGCGTGGTGTTCCGCCGAACCGTCCCCATGATACGCCAGCCCGGCGGGTTATGGGACAGCAGCCGTGAGATTTATACCCGCCTCCGCGCCGAGGCCCGCGAGCAAACCCTTGAATGGCGGTTCCAATCTGGCGCACTCATCAAGTTCGCCGGACTCGAACTCGAAGCCGACGCCTACGGCTGGCAGGGGAGCGAAATCGCCCTGCTCTGCTTCGATGAACTCACCCAGTTCACCGAACGCCAATTCTTCTACCTGCTGTCCCGCAACCGCTCCACCTGCGGCATCAAACCCTACGTCCGGGCCACCACTAACCCGGACTCGGATTCATGGCTCCGCTACTTCATCGAGTGGTGGCTTGACCCCGTCACCGGCCTGCCCATCCCCGAACGCGCCGGCGTGCTCCGCTACTTTGTCCGCATTGACAACGCCCTCACATGGGCCAACACCCCAGAGGAACTCATCGCGCAGTTCGGCAACGATTCCGCCCCCAAAAGCGTCACGTTCATCCCCGCCAAGGTCACGGACAACAAACTCCTGCTCGAACGTGACCCGTCCTATATCGCCAATCTCAAGGCCCTCCCGCTCGTGGAACGGGAACGGCTCCTGAGCGGCAACTGGAACATCCGGGCCACCGGCGGCAACTTCTTCCGGCGCGAATGGTTCGGCCTCGTGGACAAGGTGCCGGATAACATCGTCGCCCGCGTCCGGTTCTGGGACAGGGCAGCTTCCGAACAGAAACCCGGAACCGACCCGGACGCCACCGTCGGACTGCTCATGTCCCGCGATTCCCAAGGCGTCTATTACATCGAGCACGTCGCCCGCATGTTTTGCACCCCGGGCAAGGTCACAGAGGCAATGGTTGCCTACGCCGCCCAGGATGGACGCAACACGACCGTCGCGTTCCACCAAGACCCGGCCAGTGCCGGTGTGTACGAGGCCCAGGTCACCAGCCGGGCGTTGGACGGCTACAACGTCCGCTTCGAGACTGCCTCGGGCAACAAGGAAACCCGCGCCAAACCCGTTAGCGCACAATCCGAGGCGGGCAACGTCAAGATGGTGCGCGGGGGCTGGAACGACGCCTTCCTGCGCGAGGCGGAAGCCTTCCCGGTCGCCCGCCACGATGACCAGGTTGACGCCCTGTCCGGTGCCCACGGATTCCTCTGCGCCAGCACCTCCTGCGGCTTCTCCTCCGCCGACGGTTTTGGGGGTGAAGAAAAAAATGAAATTATTGTTGACAACTTTGCGGAGTTAGGGCATTTATAGGGGTGATTATGTGAGTAATGGTCACATAACCGGAAACGAATTGAGACAACGAAACGGATAAAACGATGAACGAGCAAGAGATTGAACGCAGGTTGGTCGCCTTGGAAAAGACCGTTGAGAAACTCCGCAGTTCACTGTTCCCGCTGGCGAATGGTGACATGCCGCCCCCCAACATCAGCCGCATCACCAGCATCCAATGGTTGTGCGCCAACGAGTATGGCATCACCATCTCGGATATGCTGAGCCGGAGCCGGGAGGAGCTTTACGTCGTGCCGCGTATGCTGGCAATGTATCTGTCACGGCATCATGCCGGGGTCAGCTACACCGCGATTGCACGCCGGTTCGGGAAGAAGTGCCACGGCACGGTGATGCACGCGATTCGCAGCGTGTCCAGCAAGTGCGAGACGGACAAGAAGTTCCGAGCCATCAAAGACAAGCTGGCGGTGGAAATTGCCAGTTGGGAAAAGGACCCCATTGTTGACCTTGAAACCGAACCGAAAGCCTGAACCCATGAGTGCGATAGCCGACACCATCAAAACGACCCTGATAACGGATGTGGAAGTGGATTACCTGCTGCATCCCGGATGCGACGCCACCTACTACGACCCGCCGGAGCCGGAAACGGTTGAACTGCTGGCGGTGCGCGTGGGCGGCGCGGACATCCTGAGCAAGCTCAACGCCGAAGCCCGAGGCGACCTTGAGGACAGAATACTAACCTCGGCACAGAAACAGGATAAAGCAAATGAGTGAACCAACTAGAAAATAACCAGTCAAAGGAACGCCAACGATGACAGCCAAAATTGACCCGCGCTATGACCATGTTTGGTTCTGGCGCACGCGATTGCCGCACCGGAAAGGCCAGCCGTGCCGGGTTGTGGTGCGCGGCGGCATGAACAGCATCCTCGTGGAGTTCCCGGACGGCGAACGCTACTGCACCAGTCGCTACGCCGTGCGCAGAATGCGAGACTGAAACGAAAGGAAACGAAGAATGAAACCTACGTGTAAGAAACGGATATATCTCACGAAACAAAGCGGGCCGCGCACGAAATACGTGACGCCGGGGAGCATGTTAAGGGAGATTACCGAGCAAACACCACTGAAGCGTGAAGCAGAAATACTCAGAGCTTGCACACAATCCCGAACGGCAGGTTGGCGTATGATTAAAACCGGCGTCACGAGACTTGGCAACGGATGGATTCAGGATGGCGTGAAGTTTGTTGACTACGTTATTCCGCTAATCCCAAACCATGCCGCTGCCGGATTTGGCACGAGCATCGTCAGCCTGACAGAATCGCAGGCAGCTTTTGCGATTGAAATAGCACGGAAACGGTTGAAAGCCAATGCCGTCTTGAATGAACACGCTGTCATAACATCTTACCGATTATCACACGATGGCAATCGGTACGAAGTGTCAACTTTGGGTATGCTTGTATGCGGGGCTGGATTTATGCACCCGAAAGGACTGGACGGGAAAACGTGGGAAGAATGGTACTGCAAACGGATAGACAAGAAAGAATACTGACATGGACAAAATCACAATCAGAGCTAACGCCGGAAGGATTCTGGACGCGATGAGGGAACTTGAGATTCCGTTTCTCGGAATGTCACACCAGGTGTCTCCTTCCCTAGAATCCAAGTTGTTTGCTACTGTAAGGATTGATTTTGAGCGCCGCGATGACGGAACGAGCTATTTCAATATCAAACTCAAGTTTGGCGACGCCTTTCACCGGAGGATTGGAGGTTAAGGAATGAGCGTGCAACTTTACTTGGGTGACTGCCTCGAAGTTATGCGCTCCCTGCCAGAGAATAGCGTTGACACCTGCATCACTGACCCGCCTTACCACTTGACCAGCATTGTTAAGCGGTTCGGAAGTGAGACTGCCGCCCCCGCTCAGTATGGCACGGACGGGGCATTTGCGAGAGCCAGCAAGGGCTTCATGGGTAAAACGTGGGATGGCGGAAATGTTGCCGCTGACCCTGCAACATGGGCAGCAGTCTACCGCGTGCTGAAACCAGGCGCGATGTTGCTTGCCTTCGGCGGCACTCGCACCTATCACCGAATGGTGTGCGCTATTGAGGACGCTGGGTTTGAAATCCGTGACACTATCGCTTGGGTATACGGGAGCGGATTCCCGAAAAGTTACGACATCAGCAAGGGGATTGAAGCTCAGATGAAAACAGGGCGCAGTTCACCGAAAGGACAGCGAATGGTTGCGATGGGTGATGAGTATGAGCAAACGCCACTTGCAGGAACGCCCAATTATGGCGTTACTGGCAACTTCACAAACAAAGACACTGGTTCTAAACCTATGGCAATTACCACCCCCGAAGCGCAACTCTGGCACGGCTGGGGCACGGCGCTCAAGCCCGCATGGGAAAGTATAGTTGTTGCAGTGAAGCCTTACAATTTTATAAGGGAACGTGGTATAATAGTTGAGAGCCTAAAAAGATTGGAGAATCAACTATGGTCACTGTTACCTGCGAATATTGCGGAAAAGAATTTCAAGTTAAGCCAAAACGAGTACGAAGAGGCGTGCGATTCTGCTCAATGGACTGCCGAAGAAAAGCAACGTATACTGGACGCTTTGTTAGACCAGATGGATATGTTGCAATTAGAATCGGCGATAATTACCAGCTTGAACATCGTGTCATTATGGAAAAGCACGTTGGAAGAAGCCTTGAACAGTCCGAACATGTTCACCACAGAAATGGAATCAAGTCTGATAACCGACTTGAAAATCTTGAACTCCTTACTGTTGGAACTCACGCCGCAATCCATCATCCTGGACGTGACAACTCAACTTGGGAAACAGTCGCGTGCCTCAACTGTGGCAAGTCTTTTCAACGCCGTAAAAACGAAAGCAAAGTACATCCGCACACTTTCTGTTCAAGAGTCTGCTACATCGAAGGAAAGGCTAAAAGACTTACGCCCTGAACTTACACCGATTGTCGTGGCGATGAAGCCGGTGGACGGCACGTATGTAAATAACGCGCTCACGTGGGGCGTGGCTGGAATGTGGATTGACGGGGGCAGGGTGGGGACGGAAGGGGCAAGAAACAATGGAAATTCACATGGGACTGTAGGAAGCAACAGTATTGGCGTATATGGCAAAGCGATAAAGCAAGATTATCACAAGGGTCGCTTCCCGGCGAACCTGATACACGACGGCTCGGACGAGGTGCTGGCGGTGTTTCCGCACTCCAACGGGGCAGCCGCGCCAGTTGCAAAAGGGCAGAAGGAGTTTGGCGGCGTTATTTACGGCAAGTTCAAAACTGGTGGCGACGACGGGGCTTCGTTCTATGGCGACTCCGGTTCAGCCGCGCGCTTTTTTTACTGTGCGAAAGCCAGCCGGAGTGAACGCAACGCTGGGCTGGAGGGGACTAATCATCATCCGACTATTAAGCCAATCGAACTGATGCGCTACCTTGTTCGGCTTACCAAAACGCCAACAGGCGGCGTGGTGCTTGACCCGTTCATGGGGTCTGGCACGACTGGCATTGCTTGCGAGTTGGAAGGGCGCGACTTCATCGGCATTGAGCGGGAGCAGGATTACTTTGCGATTGCGGAAAAGCGCATTGCAGAAGCGCAGAAACAGCCGAGACTGGAGGTGTAACATGCCCGAGCGAAGGCGTACAGGAAGGCGGCGCTATGACCGTTGAGCTTCACTTAGGCGACTGTTTGGACCACAAAAACCGGCATAGAAATAATAAGAACTGCCGCAAAATCAGATATTTACAGCAGCCGCTTAAACATAAAAGCCTATACGCTTAAACAAAAAACCGTCCAAATGACCCCCGAAGCCTGTCTCCAACGTCTGCCGCCCGGCCTTAGCATCACCGAGGCCGCCAAACGCCTCAAGCTCTCGTGGGCCAAGACCCGCAAGCTCATCGCCATCCACGGCTACCAGTTCACCGACGGGCGCCAGTTCATCGGCCATAACCGCCGCAAAATCGCGTTCTACGACGATGATTGAATTAAACAGGATTTATAACGAGGATTGTTTGGAGGGGATGAAAAGGATGCCGGACAAAAGCATCGATATGATTCTGTGCGATTTACCTTATGGAACGACTGCTTGTAAGTGGGATTCAATCATTCCTTTTGAGCCACTATGGGAGCAATACGAACGTATTATAAAAGACAATGGAGCTATTGTTTTGACAGCGAGCCAACCGTTTACCAGCGCGCTAGTTATGAGCAATCCTAAATTATTCCGTCATCAATGGGTGTGGGATAAAAAAGTATCTGCATCTTTTGCGTTATGCAATGTTGCTCCTATGAAGGTTCATGAGGATGTCCTAGTGTTCAGTCGAAAAAAAGTGAATTACTATCCCATTATGACACCAAAAGATAAACCGATAACCGTTAAGCATAAACAAAAGCAATTTGAAACTGCTCCTTTACAAAAACGGTTCGACCACCCGGTTACTTATGACAAATCATATCCTAAGTCTATTATTGAAATCTCAAATAGGTCGGAAAAAAGAGGACTTCACCCAACACAAAAGCCAGTTGCTCTCTTCGAATATTTAATCAAAACATACACAAACGAGGGCGAAACGGTTCTTGATAACTGCATAGGCTCTGGCACAACCGCAATAGCTTGTATGAACACCAACCGCAACTACATAGGTTTTGAACTGGACAAGCACTACTGCGACATAGCAAACGAGCGTATACGGAAAGCCCTTGCTGATTCGACGAGAAAGGACTATGACGAAATGAAAGTGTGTGTAGGGAAATGCAATACATAGCCTCGTTAAGTTACGGCAAAGATTCATGTGCCATGTTGGAAATTATCAAACAGCACGACATGCCGCTTGACGGAATCGTCCACGTTGAAATCATGGCAACCGACACCGTACACGCCGACCTGCCGCCGATGGTGGAGTTTAAGAAAAAGGCTGACAGGATTATCAAGGAGCGGTACGGGATTGAAGTTGAGCATCTGAAAACCGCGTTGACTTATGAGGGGATGTTTTACAAAAAGCGGGGCGAAAAATCGAATAGACATGGGACGATACTTGGCTGGCCGATGATGCGTAAAAGCGCATGCCAAAGCAGGTTGAAAATGCCGCCGCTTCGCAAGATTGAGCGAGATAAAAACATTACCCAATACATAGGCATTGCCGCCGACGAACCAAACCGATTCCACAACTTGACAGACAGAAAGCGGTCTCCGTTGGTTGAACACGATATAACCGAAGCGGAAGCAAGAAAGATATGTGAGGAACTTGACCTATTGTCTCCAATCTATACACAAAGTGCAAGAGGAGGGTGCTGGTTCTGCCACTATCAACCCGTCAATCAGCTTCGCCTACTTCGTAAGCAATACCCCGAATATTGGGCGCTGATGCTCAAGTGGGACAAGGATAGCCCGGTAACATTCAAGGCGGACGGGCACACGGTACACGATTTTGACAAGCGCTTTCAGTTGGAGGACGAGGGGCTATTAATCGCAAACGACAAGACTTTTAGGTGGAATATGCTCAACCAACAATTAAACTACAGATTATTTTAAGTCATAGGCAGCGCTTTAATTGCCGGCAGCCTTTCTGACGAGAAAGGACTATGACCTTGACCCGAACTTCTCCCCGTCCCAACTTGCCGAACTCTACGGCGTCAGCCGCCAACGAGTCTGGGCGCTCGCAAAGCTCTACAACGTCCAACTCAAGGGCATGAACCGCTCTAAACACCCCCGCAATCGCTCAGAATAGCCCCTACAATGCCCCGAATCCCAAATTCCTTCATACCCCCCAAGAAACTCGGCAACGTCGAAGTATCCGCCAAAGAACGCAAACAACTCCACAAAATATCCATCAACCCAGCCTACATCCGACAAAAACTCGCCTTCTGGGAACAACGCCTCTACCTCCAAGACAAACGCTTCGGCCTCGGCAAACCCCCAAGACTACAATCCTTCGTCACCCTCCCCAACCTATCCCTCTATAAAGTCGTCGGCCTCGAACTCCTCTCCGGCCCAAAGCACTTCATCGAGCGCGTCACTCTCGAACGCGTATACCCAGAAAAATTCAAAACCCTCAAAGACCCACCAACCCAAAAACCAAAACCCATCAAACCGTACTCTACCAAAACCCTCAAACCCATCTATCCCTCAGAAAAATCCCGTAAATCCCCCTACAACCCCTACACCAAGCTAACCGTCCAGGAAGCCGGCAAAGAACCCAAAACCAAATCCTTTAACCCACTCGCTCCTCTCCGCCAATACCCATCCAAACTCCTCGCCCGAGCACATAACCCTACCCAACTCCAACCTACCTACTTCTACAAACACCGCCGACCCAAACACACTTACCCCAACTACACCCCACCTGACACCACTCCAACCCCAAAACCCCCAACAAAATCAACAAAAACACCCCACCACGCCACACCAACACCCCAATTAAACATAACATCCTCACACCAACCCACAACCACTAACACCTAAACCCACCAATCACAACTACTTACACCAAATCACCCCAACTAAACATAACATTTTTTGTCCAGTATCTCCTCACTCCCTCTAACACAAATAGACTAGCTCTACACACTCACAACTACTTCTAGCACAACAGCACCTACTACTACTCCTCTCCTCATCTCCACATCAACCAGCCTCCAACTCAACCACACAGGATGGATATTTGACCCCATCAGCGCCCCCGTGCTGGCCGGGCTGGTATTGCGTTATTTCTTAGGGAAACGAGTGGTTTTCGGCCTTGGACTGGGCGGCGGAGAGAGCCGGAATGGTGCACTTGTAGGCGTGGTTTGCGGGAGATTTTGGTGCTGTGGCCGGGGTCACGATGTAGGCGGCGGAGGTTGGCATAGGAGAGGCAAAATGGGGTGTTTTTGGCGAATGTGAATAAGGTTGGCGGGTTATTCACCAAATTAACAGTTTTGGGGGTATCAACCCCGTAAAAAGCGACACTTATTAACAGTTTTGGGACTGTGAACAAGTTGTGAATGGGTTTTGGGCGGTTTTGGAAGTGACTGGAATGAGTGAAGTTAGGTTTTTGGGTTTTTGGGTGTTTTGGGGGTTCTGTGGCAGTGGAGCCTGGCTGATGCGCGTGATAGACCTGAACCGCAAGCCGGGCGAGCCGGTAAAGACGCACAAACCGAGTCCTCTTGTGCGACCGAGGCCGCGCCCGCCATTTGTCCCAGCCCGCGAGGCGGCGTGCAAGGCGTGTGAGCACCAGGCCGTTGAATCCTTCACCGAGCTTTGCGACCTGCGCCGGGAATGGGGATGCCTCGGGAAAGCCCGATGGGCGATTGCAAACGAATGCCCTGGCGGGAAATGGCCCAAAACAGTCAACCTGAAACCAGTTTAATGATGCGTGACTGCTGAAATGACTCCTTCGAGACAGCCTCCGGGGTTAAGCCGAAGAAAGCCCTGGCCGTCGCAGGCCACCAAGGCGGCAAAAACTGCCGCAAACAAAGCTGTTGACGCCCGGGCCGGCTCTTGATAGGCTCGGCACATGCTTGGTGAGACAAAAAACCAATTGAGATACTGGAAATGCCGTAATCAAAAACGCTGCCGCATAACCCCAGGACTGCCCCTGGCTTAATGCCCAAGTATGCCACCAATCAGAGAATTTGAAATCTTCTGCGGCGACTGCCGCGACATCCTGCCCACCCTGCCGCGCCTGGCCGACGCCTGCATTTGCGACCCGCCCTACGGACTCAAGTTCATGGGCAAAGGCTGGGACCACGGCGTCCCCGGCGTTCCCTACTGGAAAGCCGTTCTCAACGCCTGCAAGCCCGGCGCGCACTTGCTGGCCTTTGGCGGCACGCGGACGTTCCACCGCCTGACGTGCGCCATTGAGGATGCGGGCTGGGAGATTCGGGACTGCATCATGTGGGTTTACGGGAGCGGGTTCCCGAAGTCGCTTGACGTGTCCAAGGCGATAGACAAGGCGGCGGGAGTGGAAAGAGAAGTGGTAGGGTTCAAGCGCGGGACTACGGCGGCTCCAGAAACGGGGCGACACGATATGCCTGGCAAGGCGACTGGGGTGCCACAGGTCGGTTGCGACGTGCCTATCACCGCTCCCGCCACCGCCCTTGCCGCCAAGTGGGACGGCTGGGGCACGGCGCTGAAGCCAGCATGGGAGCCTATCATCCTTGCCCGCAAGCCGCTGGACGGCACGGTGGCTGGAAATGTACTGAAGTGGGGAGTAGGCGGGATAAACATTGATGGGTGCAGGGTGGAGTTACAAGACGGCGAGGACATAAGCGTAAGCAGGGACGATGCTAAAGAGCTGGACACAAGAGGGCAGGGCTGGGGTTTCAAGGCTGTAAGTAGGGGCAATCAAGGCCGCTGGCCTGCGAACTTCATACACGATGGCAGCGAAGAAGTGCTGGAACTGATGCCAGAAACGAAAAGCGGGGCAAGGAAAGCTGGCTTCACAAACAAAGATACGGGGTACGATGCGAGTAGTTATGAAATGAGAGTGCAGTGGGATGAAGATGTGCCAGCCGATAGCGGCTCCGCTGCTCGGTTCTTCTACTGTGCTAAAGCCTCGAAACAAGACCGGGACGAAGGGTGCGAATCCATGCCAGCCGTCAAATCGGGCATGTCCAACGGCGCCCAACTCCACGGCGAAGGCTACGACAAGGGCCAGGACATCGG